GAGGGAGGGGCGAGGGTTATGAGAGGGCGAGAGGCTTAGTAGGACAGATCGGTCGGAGTGGGGGGGAGGGCGCGAGTGGGAGTGGGGGGGGGGTGGCTGCGTTGGAGAGTAGGGAGAGGGTGCGGTGAGGGTGGGGGGACGTGGGGGGCGACGGCAGAGGGGGAGCAGGGACGGCGGACGAGGCGGGGCCGGCCCGGAGAGGGAAGGGATAGGGGCAGCAGGTGCAGGTGTGCAGTTGCGAGCACGAGCGGCAGCACCGGCGGTGGCCAGGGGTTGTGCCTGCGGAGGGCGAAGTTCAGCGTCGCCTCCATGCGCGCCATCGAGCGCGACGTGGAACTTGGCGGGCTGCAGGAACAACCGCTGGCCGCAGCAGGAGGGGCCGCATGAGCAAGCAACAGCACACCTGCACCTGCAGCGCCTATCCCTTCCCTCACCGGGCCGGCGGCGGCGCGTGCGCCGACCCAGGAGAGCCCCCGGCGTCGTGCGCCGAGTGCCCGCACGGTGAGCGAATCAGAGACCCGTTTGGCACCGGTGACAGCTGGTACAGCGAGATCGAGTGCCGGCGTGGGGAGTGCCTGTGGCAAGATCACAAACCAAGGAGAACCGACATGAACGACATGATCGAACGACTGAAAGAACGACTCCGTATCGTTGAGGAAACGGAAAAGGCCGCAAAGAAGGAGCGGATCGCCATCGAAAAGCAAATCGTTGACCTTCTGAGAGACGAACTGAAGGACCAGGGCACCACCAACCTGCACGGTCTGAAGATCGTCACCGGATACAACCGCAAGTGGAGCCAAGAACAGCTTCGCCAGCTGGTGGACCAGGGCATCCCGCCCAAGCTGTTCCCGTTCAAGGTCGAGTACAAGGAGGACCGTAAGCTCTCCAACTACATCGAGAACAACGAGCCGGAGGTGTGGGAAGTCATCGCCAAGGCGCTGACGCTGACGCCGAAGAAGCCGTCCGTATCCATCATCGGAACCAAAAATCAGGAGGCCGCGTAATGGCTATCTCGCTCAAATCCCTCAGCAAACCGACGGCACGCCCGATCATCGCCACCATCGTTGGCGAGGGCGGTATCGGCAAGACCACCCTGGCGTCGACCTTCTCCAGCCCGACGGTGTTTATCCGCACCGAGGACGGCGCCCAATCCCTGGCAGGCCGCGAGGATGTGGCCCTGTTCCCGGTAGCAAAGAGCAGCGCCGAGGTGCTGGAGGCCATTGCCACACTGCGTAACGACAACCATCCGTTCAAGACCGTGGTGATCGACTCCATCACCCAGCTCAACACGATCATCGAGCATGAGATCGTGGCCGCTGATGGCAAGGCCAAATCGATTAACCAGGCAGTCGGTGGATATGGCGCCGGGTACTCGGCGGCTGCCGAGCGGCATCGTCAGATTCGCGATGCCATCGGCGAGCTGTCGGAGGCGAAGGGCATGCATGTGATCTTCATCGCGCATTCCGACGTGGAGACCATCGACTTGCCGGATCAAGACCCGTACCAGCGGTACACGATCCGCATGCACAAGAAAAGCGTCGCCCACTACAGCGACAACGTGGACCTGGTGGCCTACGTGAAGCTCAAGACCTTTGTGCGCGGCGACTCGGACCGCAAGAAAGCGATCAGCACCGGCGAGCGAATCGTCACCTGCTACCCGACCGCCAACCACATCAGCAAGAACCGATTCGGCATCTCGGAAGACCTGCCGTTCGAACTGGGCAGCAACCCGTTTGCTCCCTACATCCCGCAACTCAACAACCCCACTGACCAAGCCGCTTGAAAGGAGACAACACCATGAGCGCACTGAACTTCGACGCAACGACCGTTGACCCCGTTGACGACTTCTCGCCCATCCCGGCTGGTGAGTACGTCATGGCCATCATCGACTCGGAGATGAAGCCCACCAAGAACGGCCAGGGCCAGTACCTGCAGCTCACCCTCCAGGTCCTGGAGGGTGAGTACAAGGGCCGCATGGTCTGGGACCGCCTCAACCTTGTGAACCCGAACCAGACCGCCGTTGAGATCGCCAGGCGCACCCTGTCGGCCATCTGCCACGCCGTGGGCAAGCTGCAGGTGCAGGACAGCGCCGAGCTGCACGACATCCCCATGGTGGTGCGGGTAAGCGTTCGCCCCGCAGACGGCCAGTACGACGCCAGCAACGAGGTGAAGGCGTACAAGGCCATGCAGAAGCCGCAGGCTCAGCCGATGCCGCAGTCGCAGCCGGCGCAGAACTTCCAGGCTCAACAGCCGGTGCAGCAGGCGCCCCAGCAGGCTACCGGTACTGACGACCTCCCCTGGTAATGGCTGCGCTACCTGAAATCCACAAGGATCCCACCCTGGAGGCGGTGCACGCCGCCTACCAGGGGTGGGCCGCCATGGAGTCGGACCGCCCGTATCTCGGCATGTCCGGCATCGGCCACCCATGCCTGCGCAAGCACTGGTACGACTTCCGCTGGTGTTCCAAGCAGGCATGGGAGGCCGCCACCCTGTATCGGTTCGACGACGGTCACCGGAGCGAGGACATCATGGCCGAGCGCCTGCGCCTGGTGGATGGCCTCGAGCTCCAGACGCTCGATCCGGCAACAGGGAGGCAGATCGGGTTCAGAGATCATGGCGGGCACTTCCGCGGGCATGCGGACGGGATCATCCACGGGCTTCTCCAGGCGCCGCGCACGCCGCACGTCTGGGAGCACAAGAGCGTCAACGAGGCAAAGTTTCGCAAGCTGATCAAGCTCACCGAGGAGCGTGGAGAGAAGCGCGCTTTGGAGGCCTGGGACAACACCTATTACGTCCAGGGGCAGCTGTACATGCACTACAGCGGTTTGAAGCGCCACTACCTGACCTGCGCCACGCCGGGCACCCGAGACGTGACCAGCGTGCGCACCAACTACAACAGCGTTGTGGCAAAAGCGTTCATCGAACGCGCTGGGCGCGTGATACAGGCCGACACGCCGCCGGAGCGAGTCAGCGGCGACCCCAGCTTCTGGCTGTGCAAGTGGTGCCATCACGCCGAACTCTGTCATGGCGACAGAGTGGCCAGGGTGAATTGCCGCACCTGCCTGCATGCCACGCCTGTCATCGACGGACAGGACGGCACCTGGCGCTGCGACAGGTTGCAGCAAGATCTGCCGGTGGAGGTGCAGCGCAAGTCGGGATGCGATAAGCGCCCATGCCCTCACCACCGATTCATCCCGCAGCTGGTGCCGTTTGCCGAAGTGCATGACGCCAGCGAGGCAGACAACTGGGTCGAGTACCGAAACAAGACCGATGGCAGGTTGTTTGTCAACGGCCAAGGCGACCTGCAGCACACCAGTCTGGACATCCAGCGGGCGGGCAAGCTGATCACTGACGAAGGTCTCGACGAGATAAAAAAGCCTTTGGCGGATGCTTCGACGACATCCGCGATGAGCCAGAACGATTCGTCGAACTCCTGGTCCGCTGCGGCGAGTGCCGGCACTACGTGGCTGACGCAATTGAGAACGGATCAGGCATTGGGAGGTGCAAAGTAGATGGAGATGGCATTGGAACAACCCCGCTCTACCCAGGAGCTGTGCGCGTCTGCGCCGATCACGACCCGATATGCGTTGCGCCCGTACCAGGCGAAGGCCATCGAGGAGACGATCGCCTGGATGCGCGAGCATGAGGGCAACCCCATCATGTGGCTGCCGACCGCCAGCGGGAAGAGTGTCCTGGTCGCTGAACTGTGCCGCCTGTCGGCGGAACATGGGCGACGCGTGCTGATGATCGTGCCCTCCAAGGAACTGGCCGAGCAGAATCACGAGAAGATCGCTGCCTTTGTCGGTAGCGACCGGGTTGGCGTCCTGTCGGCGTCCATGGGGCGCAAAGATGACCCCCTGGGGTTTGATTTGCTGGTGGCCACCATCGGCACCGTGGCACGCATGGAGCCGGGAAACCTTGGGCATATTGGCCTGGTTATCGTCGACGAGTGCCACCTGGTCAATCCCAAGAGCGCCGGCATGTACCGCAAGCTGATCGACGGGCTGATGCGGTTCAACCAGCGCCTGCGGGTGATCGGCCTGACCGCCACGCCCTATCGCGGCAACGGCATCTGGCTGCACACGGGCGACGAGCGCCTGTTCCACGGCATTGCCACGCAGATCGAGATGCAGACCCTGCTGGACGCCGGATACCTGTCGCCCCTGGTCTCGGCCAGGCCGCAGGCAAGGATGAAGGCCGAAGGGGTGCGCATCGACAGCAAGACGGGCGATTTCGCCGTCAACGAACTGGCAGCCGCCATTGACAAGCAGCACCTGGTGCAGGCCGCCTGTCGTGAACTGGTCGAACTCGGACGCGACCGGCAGAAGTGGATGGTCTTCTGCGTCACCATCCAGCACGCCGAGCATGTGCGCGACGCGCTCCGCTTCCTCGGCGTGAATGCCGTGCTGGTGACCGGGAACACGCCGAAACGCGAACGCGAGCATGCCATCGCGCTGTTCCGATCAGGCCACTACCAGGCCATCGTCAACGTGGCAGCGCTGACCACCGGATTCGACGTACCAGAGATTGATCTGATTGCCCTGCTGCGCAACACCCGATCGCCAGTGCTCTACACGCAGATCGCCGGTCGCGGCATGCGCATCGCTGACGGTAAGCAAGATTGTCTCTGGTGCGACTTCACTGACAGCACCGCCGTGCTGGGGCCTGTCGACCAGATTATTGGTCGCAACCCGTCGAAGACCAAGCGCAAGGCAGCGCCCATACTGCGCCGCTGCCTTGAGTGTGGCGAGCCGATCAATCGCGCCTTCGACGAGTGCCCGGTGTGCGGCGAGCCGGTGCCGGAAGAAGAGCGCGAGGTAATCAACCACCAGGCCACCGTCATCGAAGCCGAGGTGCTCTCCGCCGGCAAGCCGGAATCGAAGATCAACACCTACACCGTAGACCGCGTGACCTATCACGAGCACCACAAGCGCAACGACCCACAGGCCCCGCCATCCATGCGCGTGGACTACCACTGCGGACTGCGCACCTTCAGCGAGTGGGTGTGCGTCGAACACAGTGGGTACGCCAGGGCGAAGGCAGTGGCGTGGTGGAAGGCGAATGTGCCTGAGCACGGATTCCCGAATGACGTCCGAGAGGCGATTGCCTTGGCGGCCGTTGATGCCGTTGTGCCGCAGGAGCTTGTGGTGGACGAGAGCGGGAAGTACCCAAAAATCGTGAAGAGGATCAGCGCCCAGGAGGCGGCCTATGACGAGCGGGCTGCGGAGAT